ATCTGTGTAATAATCTGCGCTTTTAGATTCATATTGTTGAGATATTTAGTTTCATCACGTTCATTGATGTCGTTAAATCTAATCTTCCAAGTATCTACCTGCATAAGTTTTAGCAATGGTTTTAGGAATCCCATTTCTACACACTGCTGTGTTTCTCTTATAGTTCTGTCAAAAATTGTAATCTGCTCGCCTTCTGAGTTAAGTCCACCTACTCCTTGCATCTGTCCTACAACTAAAGGCATGACTCCATACGACGCATTAA